CACAGTAGCTGCTGGCGGTACCCCCTGCACGCTGACTGCAACAATCAATAATACGGCGCTCCAAACCGGATCGGCTCACACTTTCAATGCTTTCCTGAGTCAGGTGCACCCTAATGATCCCGGCATGGCGCAGATTGCTAACGCAGTTTTGAATGTGGTAACGCCCACGGTGCCAAACACATTCACAGTGGCACAGGGTGGAGTTTCGGCTTCAGCGTTATTAGGCTCTGCAAATATATTCACAGCGCTTAACACTTTCAATGCTGGAATCGCAATGCCATCTGCACAAATTATTTCCTGGAATGGAGATACAGGTATTGCCCGCTGTAACGTGGCGGCAACGGTATGCGTAGGCAACGGTTCTGGGGTAAATAACAGCGGAAGTATCATAGCATCAACATTTGTAAACGTTCCGGCTAACATAGGAATAGGCAGCGGACAATTAGGAATTGGCAGCGCTGGAAGAATCGGATTCTCTTCTACGGCCTCATGGAACGGAACAGATGATGCAGGGTTAGATAGGGTTTCAGCTACTATCGTTGAAACTAATAACGGGACCGTCGGAAATGCTCTTGGATATCTTAAAACAAATAAGATATTCAGCGCAAGTAACTGTGTTTCCGCCGCTTCGCCCGCAGTGTGCGGCACAGCAAGTGCCGGACTTGTTGCAGTACCTCTAGGTCTCAATCAACCACTTACTATTAATACGTCAACTGTTACCGCAAATAGTGAAATTATGCTTACAGAAGATAGAAGTTTAGGTACAGCACTTGGGGTTACTTGTGATACCACGGTTGGTATAGGAGTTGTAGTTACATCCAGAGTTGCTGGAACTAGTTTCTCAATACTTACAACAGGAACAACAACTAGTCCTGAATGTATAAGCTATACAATAATCAACTAACCGTCCATTTTCTGGACACAAGGAATATATGAAAGAATCAAGAGCAAAATCCGCGATGGGCGGAAAATCTAGCAAGCGGTCAGGACGTAAGGTCCGCGAGATGCACATTCGTCCCGGCAAGAGCGGCGGCTATTTAGTAAAGCACGACCTTGAAAGCCCTTCCAAAGAAGACATGATGAATGCAATGATGGGCGGCGACCAGTCGAACCAGGAAGAACATTCAGTTCCCGATCTGGCTGGAATGCAGCAACATCTGGCACAGCATATGCCGGAGCAGAGCGGTGAGCCTGACGGCGACGAAGGACAAGGAATGTAATGAGTTATACATCCGTACAGGGTAGGATTCCAGTAGTCTTCAAATGTGGCTGTATAAAATTTATGCACTCACCCGGCGTAGCCGATCCTGTGGGTTACTATGAAAGTACATATGACGGAGAAAATCCCGTATCGGAACCTGGAAACTGCTGGTATTGCAATCAAATTATAGTACTAACTAAAAAGATTGGAGACCTCGATGGCCAAAGCAACTAAAGCACAGCAAAACAAAACAGAAAAAGTGATGAAGGAATTCAAGTCTGGTTCACTTAAGTCCTCGTCTGGACAGAAAGTTACAAACCGTAAGCAGGGAATTGCAATCGCGCTTTCAGAGGCCGGATTAAGTCGTGGAAAGAAGAAATAATATGTCATTAGAAGAATACACGAACTATCTAAAAGAAGTTAAACAGCAATACGACGCACAAAACCAAGTACAAGCTAGCGGTAGCAACCAAGGACTAAATCCTAACTACCATTCCTATCCTTGTCCGTCTTGCGGGCATTGTCCAACGTGTGGCAGGGGTGGACGACAAACGTATCCACATTATCCTCAAGTTACTTGGGTTCAGTACCCAACCACAACCACGGGATATGTCCAGTGTGGATCTGGTATCGCCGCAACTGAATAATAAGGAAAATATCATGGCATCGAAACATCCAGGATTTGCAGCAGTAGAATCCAAGATTGCTAGACAAAAAGGCGTCAAGGACGCGGGCGCAATTTTAGCGAGCGCGACGAGAAATGCTAGCGCCGCAGCAAAACGAAAGAATCCAAATTTAAAACGTGTAAAAGGGAAGTAGTTTCTAGTTCGTGGACCTTCAAGACCTCCAGAAAAAATACGGCATTGATGGCGAAATAACCGATTGGACTGCTGTATCTAACGATGACTTCTATGATTATCTAAATTCTAATCGCGAAGGCTTACAAGCCTTGGCTGAAAAAGGTATTCTTAGAGATCAGATATGGGCCAAAGAAGTTGTTCGCAGGTGTAAGCAGGATTTAGAGTGGTTAGCTGGATATTTCACTCACGAAACCAATCCAGAAACCTTCAGTAGTCCGATCACAGAGAATCGCATTCGCAAACAGAACCACGAACCGATTCTGAATCTATTCGTTAAAAAAGACGATTCGAAAACAATTGCAGAACAGAGCGAATTTAAGAATCGTCTTCTTCTGTATCCTCGATTGGGAATGAAATCGACAATTGGTCTGGTTGACATTGTACAGTGGATACTGAATTTCCCGCACATCCGTATTCTTATCTTGACCGCAGCCAAGAAACTGGCGATTGACTTCTTAGACGAGACCAAAGGTCACTTTTTAATAAAACAATACAATCCCAGTTTGATGAATCTTTTCTTTCCTGAGTTCTGCCTAGAAGAAAAAGATATGGGAGATCAGTTTGGATTTATATGCCCAGTGTGGGCAGCCAAGCAGGTTAAGCGCAAGGAGCCTACTGTTATGGCTTCTTCTATCGAATCTACGCTGTCTGGGTACCACTTTGAAATTATTCACTCAGACGATATTGTATCTAACCTTAATTCCGACAACGACGATCAATGTTTAAAAGTCGGTAAGAATTTTCGTATCAACAAGAAAATGCTTCGTACTTGGGGATACTCTACAAAAATAGGGACAAGATATAACGATTCGGACATTTATGGATCAGAAATTGGTAACAACGTAGGAACCCCAACAGTAACGACAGGCCCCGGATGGGAGTTGACCGCAAATCCTTCTAATAAGTCTCTAATACTTATCGGACGGGCGATGACAGTTAAACCAGAGGTTCGCGAGGAGTTAGTTAAAAAAGGGATTTCACCTGTAGATTTTTATCAGGAAGCAGGTCCTGACGGTGTTACCTTGGTAATGCCAAAGGTCTTGGATTACGCCACTCTTTTGACGATGTACAACGAGGATCGTCAAGGTAAGTGGGAAGATGGTTCGTTTGAAGGTCAGATGAATCAAAATCCTCTACCTGATCAAGAAGCGGTTTTCGATCTTCCGCTACTTTTAAGAAGCACAGTTCCTTTTACCGAAATGCCGCATAGAGGTCCGATTTCCCACACATGGGATTTCGCTTTCAGCAAGAAAAAATACAGAGATTTTACAGTTGGCACGTCAGTAATTTGGGACGAAAAGGGTGTTGGATATACGAACGACCTTATCCGCGATAGATTTATAACTCCTTTATCGCAGGCAAAAGCCATCGTTGAGTTCGCTCGTAAACACCACCCATACGTGATTGGAATCGAAGACGCCGGAGGATCTAATCTACTAGGTCCTACGATTGAAGCCGAAGCGCTGAAGACAAATGATCCGTATGTGATTCAAGTTTGCACCAAAATTGATTGGATCAAACCTGATACACAGAACGATGCGAAGCGTATTCGTATGGCTGCTCTTCAACCGTTGATGGTATACGGATTGTTCAAATTTGCATATCATATTCCGTTTCGCCAGATAGTATACGATGAGTTTATTCGCTGCCAAGGTACAAGGCAGACGAAAAATGATATTCCTGACGCACTATCCTACCAGCCGAGATATGCCCCTAGAATGTCGATGAAGGTTATCGAACAGGGAATTCCAAGTTGGACAGGCTGGACGAAAGAACGAGCTGCATACAATTTAATATTTGAAGAAAACTGTGATCCGTGGGGCAGACCCGGACAAGGTGGAGTATTTACTCACGTTTTCGATGAACCAAAAATTTCTGAGGACATTTTGTCTCAAACGTACGCTCCCGGCCTAGATAACATTTTGGGCGGGGGCCTGATTGGCTAGAAAAAATTTACATAGGTACACAATGAAAAACGACAAATCTTTTGGGGATCTAGTTTCCCTTTCCGAGAATCAACTCTATCCGCGCAACGCAAAGCCTTCCGACTTCGGTCCCGCACCTTCCGAGCAAAATGACAAGAGCGAGCCAGCCCTCTGGGATCAGAGCGACAACCAGTTCGCGCCTCGCCACGCAGAAGACGCAGGCAAAGGTTCTTCCGGTGCAGGCACACCATCCAATGACCGCTCTGCGGCAGTAGCTAAGAACTTCAAGAGTTCGCAGAATCCACAGCTTTCTTCCAGTGTTTCGAACGACAACTGGGTTGATTTTAAAGATGGCCAGCACTCGTGTGCACTAACTGGTAAAGCATAACTGTCCGTTTTCCGGACAAACCGTTACTTTAAAACATTGGAATAATTCTTGGCTCTCTTAGATCAACCAACTCACGCGCCTTCCCTCCCGATTACTCCCGCGCAGGCTGAACATGCTCGTGTAACCGGGTCTTGGGAAGATGATGCCGTCCTCCAACTGGTGGTTCAGGACGCTATCAAGGCTGAGAATTTTTCCTCTACTAAAGCTTGGATCACTGGTTGGGCGCAGTCAGCGACCTTATTTGTGTCACCAGCCAGTACGATCTGTTGGGAAGGAACGTCTGTACCTCGTGCTAACATTCCTTTCTACACCGTAGCTACCACAGTGACTGCGGTTACTCCCCAAATTGTAAATGGCTTGTTCTATGAGAATCCTCCTTTTATAGTTCAGGCAAAACCAGGAACTACCGCAGACGCGTCCAGGGCCGTTGGAGAGATACTTGGTTTTCAACTCGAAGATATTAAGTTCAAACGAACTCTTCGTTGGGGAATAGCAAGCGCCGCGTTGTACGGTACTGCGATTTGGAAATGGGGATGGGAATCTTACAAAAAGAAACGTACGATTTGGGAACGATCTGGATCGAATGTGTCTATTCCATCCGGAGTTCCCGGTGCTCCAGATATCGATATTGAACCAGACGATGAAGATATCGTTTCACGCGATATTGAAATCAACGTAGAGCGTCCATTTTTTGATCACATCACAAGTCCACGGCATGTTCTCGTAGACTCAACCCTAGATGTTCCAGATATTCGCGAAGCGAAGTTTGTTATTCATCGCATATATATGACCTACGATGATCTTGTCAAGATGAAGGATCAACCGGGTTGGAAGATCCCTTCTAAGGCTGAACTACTACAACTATTCATGCCGCCAAGGGAATTGGCTGATCCGGCTCCACAAGAACTGACCGCTAAGAACCCACTCTGGGATTTTCGCGCAGAACCTCGCTGGGAAGACGCAACCATTGACCCCTTCAACGAACCGCTTGAAGTTTTGGAACGCTGGGACAATGAGAAGTGCTATGTAGTTCTACAGAAGAAACTTGTTATCTGTAACGGGGATAACCCGTACGGGGTAATTCCTTTCTTCTCGGTAAATTTTGTAGACGTACCAGAAGCTTTCTGGGGTATGGGTCTCGGAAAACTGCTTGGCGCAGAACAGCGTTTGCAGCAAGGTGTCACGAATACCTCTCTCGATAACATGGCCTTGAATCTTCAGGGCGTGTTTACACGAGTACGCGGAAAGTCGATCCCAACCCAGAGCATCCGCATCGCACCTGGCCGCATGATCGATGTCGAGAATAAAGACGACATTCAGCCTTTGAATCGAACCCCGAGTATCCCAGAAGCCTTCCAGCACTTAGGACTATCTGAATCCCGCGTCGGTCAGATTTCTGGCGTTAACGAAATGTCCTCACAAGGAATAGCCGGATCATCCGGACACTCCAACCTAGCCCGCACCGCCGCCGGAGCGAACCTGCTCGGCGCAGGGGCAGGTAACAGACCAGCAGATTTTGTAGATAGACTAGCCGATCAAGTTATAACTCCGTTCCTGTACAATGTTCATGAAATGAATCGCGGTCTACTTCCGGTAAAGGAAATCAAGCGGATTCTAAACGAAGAACTTCAGAGCGCTTACTTCAAGAACAAGGGCGATATCATTGAGTTATTGAACGCCGTGGTTAAGTTCAGTATCCTGGCTGGTGCAAAGATGTCAGTCAGACGTAACTTGGCTCAGGCGCTGCCTATCTTAAGTTCGTTCCTACAGAACCAGTTCATATTGCAACAACTTGAAGGTGAGCATAAGAAAGTAGATGTTCCCGAATTGATCCACATGTTTATGGAAGCGGCTGAGATGTCAGATCAGTACTACCAATTGATTGCGGATATGTCTCCAGAGGAGATTCAGAGAGCGCAAGCCAACAGTCCTGCCGCGTTAGCTCAGGTAAAACTACAGGCCGCACAAGTTCAACAACAACAGCAGTTCGCTCAAAAGCAGGAGCTTCTCGATCAGGAAAATACAGGCCGCGCAGCACGTGATGTCATAAGACACGCAATTGAAACCTCCGCTAGTCCAGAAGCTATAGAAGGTGAACCCGGTAGTCGCGGATTTGGCGGAGAGTAGTTGACAAGCGCACTTAACTTGTGGTATAATATAACTATATGTTCAGTTCGGATGAGTTAGTAAATACTTTAGAATTCGGAAATCAGGCTCTAACTGAGGAAGAGAAAAACGCCGTTACTCAGTTTTGGAACGGCAGAGCACTCCAACAATTAGTTATCATGCCCGGCTGGGAAGTTTTGTTGAGCGCTTTTGAATCCCATAAACTAAACGCTACTCAAGAGTTGCTGGACATCAATCCCGGCGATAAAGATCTAGTACTGGCCGCACACGCTACTGCATACGCAGTCAATAAAACACTCGATAACCTCAAGTATGAAGTACTGAGCGCTATCGAATCCTCAAAACAACCACCAGAAATTCTGGCTCGGTTGAAACAGCAGTAACTGTCCATTTTCTGGACAACCTATAAAAGTTACAGAGTTTATTCCAAAGACATAACTTCACTAATTTTTATATACCATACCCCGTTGCACCCGATTGGTGCAGGAGAATGATAACATGGCAACCCCTACAATTGACCCTTGGTTGGATGAAGATTTCCGACTAGCAGATA